TAATGACTAATGTAATTGACCCTTCTATGCGGGAATTGGTAGCCAGAGTTTTAGGAACTTTGGATGGCGCTGTGATTATGATTTTAAGTTTTTACTTTGGTAGTAGTTCTGGTTCACAAGCAAAAGATGAAAGGGCGGCAAAGTGAAAAGTCTTAGTAAATTAGGTATCGACGATAAATGGTTAGCACCTCTAGAAGAGGTCTTTGCTAAGTATAATATGAACACCCCAGAACGTCAGGCGGCGTTTATTGGTCAATGTATGCACGAGTCTGGCAAGTTTAAAACCCTTCAAGAGAATCTTAACTACTCGGCTGACAGGCTTCATGTTGTTTGGCCTTCACGTTTCCCTACGGTTGAATCCGCTAAACCCTACGACAGGAACCCTCAGAAGATTGCCAACAGAGTATACGGCGGCAGGATGGGTAACGGCACAGAGGAGACAGGCGAGGGCTATAAATACCGTGGCAGAGGGCTTATCCAATTAACAGGTAAGGACAACTACACAAATGCCGCTAAAGCCTTGGACGCTGACCTTGTGAACAATCCTGACCTAGTATCTGAGCCTAAATACGCGGCTCTGACTGCGGGATGGTTCTGGAACAAGCGTAACCTCAATGTAGAGGCTGACGTTAAGAACTACATTGAAATGACCAAAAAGATTAACGGCGGAGTTATAGGGTTGAACGAACGTATTGCCAACATAAACTCTGTTTTAAAAGAGTTAAAAGAGGCGTAAAATGAGTTTAATTTTGAGAAATCTCAGGGGGATCGTATGACGGTTGCCGCAGTGATGACTTACGACAGCCTGGTTGATGATATCTCGACTTATTTAGAGCGGGATGATACAGCCACGCTGATAAAGATCCCTCAATTTATTATGCTTGCCGAGCAGATTATTGCTGCGGATCTTAAATTTTTAGGAAACTTAACGGTCGCTAACAGCGCAATGGTTCAGGGTGATGCAATTATCCCTAAGCCAGCCCGGTGGCGCAAGACAGTGTCTATGAACGTTACCGTAGGCCAAGAAAGGTTTCCAGTTCTGCTTAGAAAGTATGAATACCTCCGCGAATACTGGCCAAAGCCGGCCGAGGAAGACGTTCCTAAGTTTTACTGTGACTACGACTACGACAACTGGTTAGTAGCTCCAACCCCGGCGTCAGCTTATAGTTTTGAGGTGCTTTACTATCAAAGAGTGCAACCGTTGGACAGCTCAAATCAATCTAATTGGTTTACTGAGTATGCGCCTCAGGCCATGCTATACGGGTCTTTGCTGCAGGCTATGCCGTTCCTAAAAAATGACGAGCGCATGCCAATGTGGCAAAGCAACTATGATCATATTATTGAAGTTCTGAAGACCGAGGACGTTATTCGGGTTGCAGACCGCCAAGCAATTGTGAGGGATTCATGACTTATACAAGCCCATTTACTGGAAACGTCATCCAACCAACAGACGTTTCGTATCGTGATATTTCGATAGCAAACACAACCCTTCAACTAGCATGGCCTGTTAACGGAAACGCAGCCGGTGACGTAGCCGCTCGCATTATGGATGTTTCAACAACGGGGGTTTCTGAGTTGTGGATGCCGCCAGCTAATCAGGTTTCAGTAGGGCAGGACGCGCTAATACGTAATACCGGAGGAGAGGACTTCACGGTAATGGATTTTGCGGGAATTAACACAATTTTAACCATTTTGCCTGGAGAGGCGCAATACATCTACATTACCGACAACTCAACAGCAGAGGGCGTTTGGGGAATTATAGCCTTTGGCGTTGGGACATCTAGCGTAGACGCTGCTACTCTTGCAGGATACGGCCTAAAAGCCATCAACAGTTCCCTTAACGTTGCTTATGGCGTTAATATATTCTCATCAAACTACACCGCCCTTGCCTCCGACAGGGCTGCAACTTATGTCTGGACTAGCGGCGCCGGGACTTTGACGCTGACTACTGCAGCAACCCTGGGCAATGACTGGTTCATGATCCTGCGTAACGGCGGAACCGGCAGCCTTGCCGTAACCCCTAACGGTGGCAGCCTGATTAACGGTGCGGCTTCTATTAGCCTGCAGCCTTCCGACTCTTGCCTTATTTGCTGCTCCGGCACTGCCTTCTATACGGTCGGTTTAGGCAGGAGCACGCAGTTTAACTTCACCCAGCTTACTTACCCAGTAACAACCGGGTCTTATACGCTGACCTCCTCAGAGGCCTCTAACGTTATTCAAAAGTATACCGGGACGTTAACTGGCAACGTAACAATAATTTTGCCGCAAACGGTTCAAATCTATTACATTACAAACCAGACCAATGGCGGGGCTTCGGCTTATCAGATTACTTTTACGACTGGGGCTAGTGGTGGGGTAGCAACTGTCCCGGCAAGTCAGCAAGTTATTCTGCTGTGTGACTCGGTCAACTTACTGAATGCTTCTACAATTACGGCCGGTGCGGCCAACGTGTCCCTGGTTAACGGAACCGCAGGCGCCCCGTCCTTGAACTTCGCGTCCGAGACCTCTACCGGTATCTATCGGCCAGGTTCTGGCGAGTTTGGAATTTCCATAACTGCAACGAAGCGGTTTGGGTTAACGGCCACAGGGCTGACAATAACCGGAACTGGAACGTTTACCTCTGGTGTATCCGGGGGAACTTATTAATGACTCAAAAAGTATTTGCTATTGACACGTCCTCTGGGATTCAAAGGGACGGAACAACATTTGACAAGGCATTCTATACCGACGGTGAGTGGGTTAGGTTTCAGCGTGGCCGCCCTAGAAAGATTGGCGGGTATAGAGTTATATCTAGCCAGATCACAGGGCCTTCCAGAGGCATTTGGGTTAACCCACAGGGCGCCTTTACGGCTATTTTTAGCGGATACAACGATGGCCTTCAAAGACTGACGATTGACAATAACGGCGTCGGCGCTGGTATCTCTAACTTTACGCTCTCTGACTTTACGGCCTCAGACCTAAATATGTGGCAGTTTGACGGGTTCTTTGACGTTACAGGATCTGGCATTCAGTCGCTGCTCGCTCACCCAGGTCAAAACTTAACTTCGATTGACAGTCAAACTAATACCCCAGTATTAATCGGTGGAATTAATGGCACGACGATGAGCCAGATTGGAGTCTTTACCGACTCCGTTGTCACGGTAAACACAAGCACTACCGTGACGCTTGCTGCGGCGAACCCGCTGATTGGTGCCGGTCAGTCAATTACAGGAGCCGGAATTCCTTCTGGAACTACAGTCTCATCTGTGTCTGGGACGTCTGTTGTAATTTCAGCAGCTGCAACGGCCTCCGCTACGGTTACGGCAACGTTCAGCAATAACGTGTCGGTGTCTGGTGGCCTGGTATCTTTGCACCCATACGTGTTTGTTTACGGAAACAATGGTCTGATTAGAAATTGCTCCGCCGGTAATGCCCAGGACTGGGTCTCTGCGGACGCTAACGAGACCAACGTTGCGACCGGTAAGATTGTCCAGGGCTTACCCGTTCGAGGCGGCTCTAACGCTCCCTCGGGCTTGTTTTGGAGCTTGGACAGCGTTATCCGGGTGTCGTTCATTGGCGGAACCGGAACCCCACCGCAATACTGGCGCTATGACATTATCAGCAGCCAGTCCTCCATCCTCTCAAGCCAGTCAGCTATCGAGTATGACGGCGTGTATTACTGGTGCGGAACTGACCGATTCCTGCTCTATAACGGTGTCGTTAAAGAGATCCCTAACACGATGAACCAGAACTACTTCTTTGACAACTTGAATTACTCTCAGCGTCAAAAAGTATGGGTCACCAAGGTTCCGCGTTATGGCGAGATCTGGTGGTTCTATCCAAGGGGCGACGCTACGGAATGCACCGACGCAATTATTTATAACATCCGAGAGAATACATGGTATGACGCGGGCGAGGCGTTAGGCGCCAGGCGGTCTGCCGGTTACTTCTCGCAGGTTTTTGCTTACCCGGTTGCAGCAGACTGGAACACCTCGGCGGTTGAGGTTGCATATACGGGGTCGTTTAATACCGTCTCTGGCAGCAAGTTTTTATACCTTGACACCTACAACACGTCTATTATCATAGGTTTAGTAATCTCCGGGACTAATATCCCAAGTGGGACTATTGTCTCTGCAATAACGACCAGCAACATTAAGACGCTAGGGTCTATTACTGGCGGGTCTGGTTACGTTAACGCGTCCTACACGAACGTGCCGTTAACTGGCGGCAGTGGGGCTAATGCACAGGCCTCAATAACGGTCTCTGGCGGTGCGGTGACTAGCGTTACTATTACGGCCAGGGGGGCAGGCTACGTGGTAGGCAACACTTTATCTGCAAGCAATACTTATTTAGGCGGCACTGGCGCCGGGTTCTCAATCCCGGTCACTGCTATTTATGCGCAAGGTATCGAGATGTCAGCAAACGCAACCGGAACCGGTTCGGTTACGCTAACGTTCTCCACTCCGGCAAACAGAGTAAAAATTTATCAGCACGAGTTTGGCACTGATGACATTGACGGCCAGAACGTGCTTGCCATCCGCAGCTCTTTTGAGACCAGCGACCTGGGCTGGGTCGGGGGCGGGCCTTCGCAGGTCTCCGCAGAGGGCATAAACAAATGGCTAAGGGTAGAGCGTGTTGAGCCAGACTTTATAATGAGCGGCGAGATTAGCTTATATATTACTGGCCGGCCATACGCCCAGGCCGATGATGCGACAACAGGCCCATATGTATTTGACCAGAACACGCACAAGATTGATATGAAAGAGCAACGCCGAGAGTTTAGAATGTTGTTTATATCTGATGAGGCCGGCGGTGATTATCAGTTGGGTAAATTATTGTTGTCCGCAGACTTCGGCGACGTGAGAGGATACTAATGGCTCTTAACCCAGCCCAGATCTACGACCCCAGATACCATACCTTTGAGTCATGGGCCTGTCTAATGTGCGAACTATACTCGCCTCAGCAGCTTGAGATCCCCAATGCACTTACGGACTGGAAAAAGTGGGGAGACGGCCTGAGCGCCATAGACGTATTTACAAACGAAGCTATTCCTAGAACAGATCAATACGAAGATTGGTTCGAGTGGGCAGAAGCAGTGCTCGCCGCCGTTAACCCTGCGACGCAAACAACATGAACCCTCAAGGCATACATTTAGTTGACTCTAAAAAGCACGAGCTTAGTGCTAACGATATATTTCTTGTTGCAGCTCACGAGCAAAAGAATTTATATAAAATGGTTGCACCGGCGGCAAAGAAGGCCGGCGTTACACCTGAGCGCATGCTTTATACGTTAATGATAAAGCTATACAGCAACCCGTCCTTGATAAGGTTAAAGGAAGGCAATACTTTTTTTACGATAGCCGCTCTTGAGAATAGGACTGGCTACGTAAGCGTATATAACGCTGACACTGCGCCCAATTTAGTTAACAGCATGTATGAGTTCTTTAATGTTGCCCGCAAGCTTGGGTTCGATGTATTGCTTGCGAAAACAGACAACCATGAGATGGTTAGAATTTTAAAAGCGGCAATTAAAAAAAATCAAAAAAATCATCCTGATGTTAAGACTCAGTTTAACTCAGAAAAGGGCACGTTCATTATTCATACTGGC